GTCTTGTAGTTAAACGAGACTTGAGCATATGTACCAGTCTCTTCAGTCGGTACAGCAGTATCAGCAACCCATTCGCCACCAGTTGCTCCGGGGCTACGTCGGTTGATGTAGCACGCTAAACCAGAACCGGCTCTGTGGTCCATAGTTGCCCATGCACCAAACTCACGCAAAGTAAGTTGTTGCACAACTCGATTAATATATTGCTGCATAAGAACAGATCCAACATTGGACACATTCATTGCACGCTCGAAGGCTTCACGGCGAGCTGGGTCAACAGCACCAAGCCAACCTGTTTGAGAACTAGACATAATGTCTCCTATTGCCACTGGGCTGTTGAATTACCGATAAGACCATCATTTACCGCTGCACGAAGACCGGCACTTAAAAGATCTCGCAATTGAGAAATGTTCATTTTATTAATGCCATTCTCTTCTGCAAGCGTCTCTTTATGTCGCTCCATGATTGCACATAATGTTGGAGCAGAGTCCAACTCTCGTGCACGATTAATAATCGTATCAATTTGGGTTGTTGCCCCAATACCTGCACGAATGTTCGTAGTTGCGACACCGCGACGTACTGGTTGCTCCGACAATCTAGCCAGTGCAGCTTCCGCTACAGCTAAACGTCGTTCAAGTGGTTCAACTGTAGTTTCAGTCGTATTAGTCGCTACCGGCACAGGATCTTGGGCAACAGGCTCTACTGCCCGTGCCTCAAGGTTCTGTACCCGTTCGACCAATCCGCCCATACTACGGTTGAGCATTTCTTCAAATTTACTGATCATTTCATCAGACATTGTTTCTACTCTCGAATTAACTTGGGTTGGTGTGTTTGTCCGAGTCGCACTTCCAAGAGCGTCTGTCGGATTAACGGATAAACTATTTATATCTTGATCATCCTGCACTGTTTGAACTAAAACGTCAAGGTCACGTTCTTCAGTAACGCCATTGGGCGATTTTTTGGATAATTCTTGATGGTTATCTTTATTTAAAGTTTTATCTCCTTCAATAAATGTGGACATATCGCTGTTCTCCAGTAAGGATTGAAGCTCTGGTGGCTGTTTATCAAATTCAACATAATATTTTGAAATAACTTCATACACCTTTTGTCGATCTGAATCTGGAATATCTACTCCACCGCGAGCACCATTTAATGCCGCCATAGCAGCACTAACAGCTCTGAAAACAACCCTTAACTCGTTTCCATACATTCGCGCAATTGGTAACTTGTATCCAGATTTACTTTCTTGATTATCTGCATCAAACCAAAGGTGAGCTTTTTTATATTGATCCCAATTATCTTCATCTGGACCCAAAATCTCATTTTGAGATTCAGTATTCCATTTCCAGCTATCTTCTTCGGGTGCCAACGGAAGATCTTGAAAACCAACAACATCACGCTTTAATAAATTATTTGTGCGAGTCATCTCGTCTTCTTCGACATCTTCCTCATCATCATCATGCTTCTCAAATACAACAGTAACCGTACCATCATCATTATCTGAAACATCTATAATATGACGTTCTTCTGGTTTAATAACCTCCTGCAAACGAGTACGAAGAGTATATATACCATTTGAATCTGGATTAGCTGGGGCGCGGGTTAAGGCTAGATGGTCTAGTTCCACATCATCTACAATGACTCGCTCAACTTCATCTTCACTATTAGTGATAACCCTAACGGATAAAAACCAACCACCAATAGATTGTCCAACAGGCTGCCCAAGATCTAATCTATTCAATAATTTATCGGCTACTGCATCATCAGAATATAACATCGAAGTGACACGCAGAACATATTGCGGCTCTAACGTATTAGCAGCACCTATTACATCTGCACGCTCAACATCACCTTTAATAGTGCGTCCAATAACTTCGTCCCACTCTACAGCATGACCCATTCCATTATTGTGCCTCGGTAGAAGAGGGATCCCCTTTTCCATCTGGGCCTGCATACGCAGTAAACCCTCCCTAGACATTTCAGTACCATAAGAATCTACAGACGTAGAGCTGGCCGTACCCTCTACTATCCTTCCACCATACTTTTCGTCTGGCTCTACCAATATTTCATTACGCTCTATCTGATCAGATGTTCGAGCAACAAAGTCTAACGGTATAGAGATTTTCTCTCTACACTTAAATGTACGGACTATCTTGCCATCGTCAGTAATGACCTTTTTTGCGCTTTTATGTTCTAACAAACCACTTACAGTGTCCATATTACCACCAATTAGTTGGGCATTTGTATACGGGCACCTCTAAGGTGTCAGGTAGACGGTAGCCATTTTTATATAATACGTCAAGTTACGCTATCCAATTTAATAAGTATACTACGTGTTTAATGATTCAGCCATACCCCTATCTACTTCTTGCTTGGTCCATAAAACAATTACACATCTACAACGCGCACCGCAAACAGTTCCACCACCGGGCTCCACCTTCAAAGAAGTTAGTGGTCTAAATCCAGCACTTCCTTCTGAGGTGCAGGTGGCGCATGTTCTATTATCACCAACTGAAACCCACTCGTAATACCATTCAACTATACCATCTTGCCCTGTGGCCGTACCCGCAGCAATCATGCCTTGCCTAAATAGGTCATTTGCAAGAGCAACAAGTTTTCCAGACCAGTTAGATATGCGAAATTCATTTCGGTCAAAAACTTTAGCAGTAATCTCTACCGCTGTTTTAGCTTCAATGCCAACCTCAGCTCCATTCGGCACCGTAATGTTTGGCTGCTCTGGATTCGTTCTTACTTCTAAATCAGACTGATCTTTACTTCTAGTTAATGCATCTACCATTAACATAAGCTCTGTTTTAATCACTCCCAGCATTCCTTCTGGATTCGCCAACCAGAACATTGCTTCATCACCATACATGTCTGCACGCTCATCCCACCGCTCAAACAGATCTTGCCCAGCATATTCAACTACTGCTGATTGCGAAATAGACGCAGCCTCTCTATATAATGGTCTAGTAACAATTGACCATTGCAATACTAATTTATCAATAACTTTAGCCAACTCTCGTTGCACTAATGGAGCCGCATATTGATCAATTGATCCATCAATATAATATGCTCCAATAACAGACATGGCAGCATCTTTAGCCTCTATCCAAAATGGCGTAACGGCCCGCTTATAATTAATAGTAGTCCAGCCCAATGAGTTCAGGTCCATCGATCTATAGCTACTAAATTTACCTTCTGGTTGCCACTCGCTAGGCAAATCTTGTTCAAATTCATTAATGCTCGCCTTACGAATCTGATAACCAAAAGTTTTAGTCGTCTGGTCGACATCATTATTGATGCTTCTTTTATCTTGAGCTTCAAGCTGAAGGACAAGTTTATTGCTCCAAGTAACCGCTGGATCACCACCCCATAACGCCCAAGCAACTCTGCCGGGAGATGGATACCCAACTTGGGCTGGATAGAAGCCCTTGCCTTTCTTATCTACTTCATGTCGAGCAAGCCAAGCTCTCATTTTTATAACTTTATCTCTAGTGATGTCTTCACCATTTGCTAAACGCCTCGCCCACGCCACAGTAGCTGGTTTCAGACCATCTCCACTATGCCCCTCTTCATGCCATGAAAGACCACGCTTTAACTCAGATATTATGCCCTTTGGAGGCTTCATATTTATCTTGTCCCGATTCTGATAATCTGATTGCTGATCAACTGATTCAGTTACCACTTCACCGGGTGCTACATCATCCTCTATGGGCCCAACAGATACAGTACCTGCATCTGGGGCAATGTCTAGTGGTTCAATCACCAAGCCGCCGACTGGACCTTCAGCAATAAGCACATCAAGAGGAATTGGGCCTTGAGCGGTGTCTACCGTCATCACATCGCCATTTACTATTGGTAAGTACCCCATCTCTTTTCTGACTTCATTTCTAGTAAGGGCACCAATACCAATAAGTCTTTGATTTCTTTGAGCCAACAATTGAGCATCTTCTGCTGTTGGCCTCATTCCACGATCAAATTCAAATGTAACCAGTCTTGCTAATTCAGAATCTCCAACCACCAATGGAAGAATGCGCGTATTAATTTTCGCTTGTATCATTTCCAATAATGGCGTAACTAAATGCGATGAAGACACATCAATTTGTACCTGTGCCGTAGCTCTGGGCATCTCATCTGAAGCCCCCATCTCAACCGGCATTACACCAAAGACGCGCCACACTACTCGCCTGATTTGGTCAATCAGAGTTTCAAACTCTAGGTCTTTTGGGGTTCGCCGCAGTTCAACCCATTTAGCACCCGCCCCAGTAGGGTCTGGCGTAGTTAAAACTCGTATCTTGCTGTCCTGACCCTTGAGGTTAGAAAAGTCTGCCCTCGCCTCTCTAGCCGCATTTCCGGCTAGTCCAGTAAGCACTAAAATGCCCGGCGGTATCTCATCTGCATCGTAGGCCAACATTAAGTGTTCAGCAGAACGAAGTAATGTAATTATCTCATTTATAAGAGACTCAATTAGTGGGTTACCATATCCAGCTGACGCATTGTTTGGAAACAACTGAAACAACACTAATTCAGATGGTTTAAATGTTGGATTAACTGAAGAATCGTTTTCTTGTTGATACTCTATCAATCGACCATGTTCATCCATTACTGGTCGAATTGATGAACCCAAAAGAGGAACCAACTCTTGAAGAACCCCTTGTGAGTCATGCGCTAATTCAATTACGCCAGCATCATAGACAAGGAGGTCTGTCATTATGGCAGTCATAATATCTTGCCACGTTTCACCATTCTTATTTGGTGCAGACATGAACCTTTGGGCTCTAGCTGAAATTTCCGCAGCTTCTAAATAGTATTCACTATTTGGATCAACTATTGGCCGAACAGTCCAATCAAACGTTGCTACACGGCGTACAATAGAATCAATACAAGCACGAACATCTGGCGTCCTGCGGTAGACGGACCACAGCTCTGCATCTGACAAGTACCTATCTGGACGGGCATCATCCACAAAAGGTGTCTCTGTATTATATAGATTAGCACTTGGGACAATCCCTTTTCGCTTTCTCGTCTGAGGTTGACTTAACCAACCGCCAA